CTAGGTTTCAATTGACCTATAGTATAGCATTGAAGTTCATTGACAAGATCTGTTAACTCCATTCGCATTGACAACCAACGATTGACAATAAAAGGAGAAAACTTTTTCTGCTCTACATCAGTCCATTTATCCCAAGCTTTCTTTTTGCTTGTTATTCCTCCGATAAAATCAAATATTGTTGCCATTATAAATTATATTTTTTTCGCCATTTAGCTTCAAAGTCAGTACCCATGCCCATTTCTAATATTATAGCATTTTCTGGAATACCAACTAGTTTTTTTGCTGTTAATATGTCGTCAATGCTTTTACGCTTATACGTTTTAATTTTTGTCTTTGCGTTGCTGCGATTACTAGTTTTAAAAACAAGAGTAATAGTTCCTTTTAAGATTTTTTCTGCCATAAGCTATATTTCATTCATAATATTAACAAACATAGCCATTATGTTTATTTCTTTGTCTACTACCGTGGCATCTTTAAATTGTGCTTCTGCAATAATCAATATAATTGCAGCAATATGACCTGTAGCAAACTCTTCAAGATTATCATATAAAAATGTGTATAATGGTGTAAAGTCTTTTACTTTGCTATCTGCAATACATTGTCGTATTTTATTAAAGGTTGCTTTTTTGTCTTTAGCCGTTTTAAGCATTTCCAACACTTCGGTCATGTAATTTGCTTGAATTGCACTTGCTTTGTCTAGTTGCAACTTACCGTCTACCACAGAAGCTTGTGCTGCATTTAATGCTCTTCTTATATCTGGATATGATGCATTGATGATTGCAGCAATATCTTGAATATCATATGTTACACCTTTTTCTTCTAAAATAGTAACCAATCGTTTTGCTACATCTGTTTTGTTAGGAGGTGTTATTGCAAAAGTCTGACATCTGCTTTGTATCGGATCAATAATCTTTTCTACATAATTACATGTTAATATGAATCGAGTAGTTTTGCTATATGTTTCCATTAGGTTGCGGAGAGCTGCTTGAGCGTTAGGTGTCAAATAGTCTGCTTCATCTAATATCACAATCTTCCAACGCTTAAATCCTACTGTTGATGCATAACGCTTAATCTTGTCTCGCACTGCATCTACTGAATTTTCGTCAGATGCATTAATATACATCATATCAGCATCCACACTATTAGCAATAATTTTTGCTAACGTTGTCTTACCGGTTCCAGCTGGGCCAAAGAATAGCAAATGCGGAACATCACCATTCTTAATGAATATCTTGACTTTGTCAATGATATGCTCATTACCAATATATCCATCCATTGTGTCTGGGCGGAAGGATTCTACCCATAATGTATTTTCTGTTACTCCAAACATAATTTATTTATTACCTGTTGATCCAAATCCATGTTCGCCTCGCTTAGTACCCGTTAGGCTTGTTACTGGATTCCATTCTATTCGTTCTACTTTGTTCATTACCAATTGACCGATGCGTTCTCCTTTTTGAAGGAACACGCGTTCATTTCCATGATTAATCAAGATTACGCCTATTTCTCCTCTGTAATCCGCATCTATAGTTCCAGGACTATTCAATACGGTTATTCCTTTAGATAAGGCCAATCCACTGCGAGGTCTAACTTGAATTTCATACCCAATTGGAATTTCAACATGTAATCCTGTTTTAACTAACATTGTACAACCTGGCTTGATAGTGGCATCGTGATTAGATCTTATATCACATCCTGCTGCTGCTGCGGTTTCTGCCATGGGCAATTTAATGCCGGCATCTTTTACTACTACGTTAACTTGCATATTAATTCTGTAATTGTACCAACCAATAATTAGACTCAAAATCATTACCATCAAAATCAATTCTTGATAATCCTTGACTTGAAACATGCATCGTACCTTTGTCGCCTTTATTAGCAACTAATACTTCTTTGAGTTTATCAGCACTAAAACATATTGGCTCTAAATCGCCTTCTGCAGTTGTACCAATTGAAAATGTAATGTTATCTGAATTAACGGTTGAATAGTTAATAATAAATTTAATTTCTCCATTTACTACTTGCACTGCAAAATTCTTTGCGTCTGGTAATGCATTTTTTGCTTTGATAAATTTATTTACAAATTCGTCGTCAATTGGCAAAGTTACTTCATATGGAGGTTCTGCGTTAATAGCAGGAACTGCAGGTATAACGGTTGTGTCTGCTAACATGAAAGTTGCTTTAGTGCTTCCTTCACTAATCTTCATAGCATAGTTTTTACCAGCAGCGTCTTGTACATCGATATTGATATTTTCGCCGACTGCAGACAACATTTTCATCAATGCTCCTGTATGATTGATACCCAATTCTCCTTTCATAAAAGGAGTCGTTTTCCATTGCAGTTTTCCAACTACAGTCTGATCCATATCGATAAGTTCACAACCTACCCCTGTTTCATTTTCTCTTAGTATTACCGCTTCGCAATTACCTGCAAGATAATAACGATTGATAAATGATTGTAATTTACTTTTTTCCATTATATAACCTAATTAAATTTAAAAAATTTCTCAAATTGTTTAGCATCAGTAGTTGATATACTATCTCCACCAAATTTCTTGTATGTCTTTTTATATGTTGCATATACATTCATTGCATTGTCTGGATCTGCAAACATTTCGTGTAATGATAGTATAACATTGAATAATTCCTTTGGAATAGCCGTTTCTAACAATTCTACATGATTATGACTTAACTTGTTTATGTCTTTTACAATTTCACAGTATAGATGCGTATTATGAACTACCATTCTGGGCATCCCTTCTTGTGAATATCTGTCTAAACCTGTTGCAGTCTCTCCTCCTAAATATTCATATGTAAAGTCTCTACATGCTGGACAATCAATACTACAAGGCACCTTTTTAGTTTTATCAATGGTTATACAACCATCTTTACCTTGTTTAATATGTGTTTTTCTTCTATACTCAGCATTCTTTGGAAAATATAATTCTGTGAATGTCTGTGTTTTATAATTTCCAGAATGAAGATATGTTCCGAATACTGGATATTGACCTGGACTTGATGAATCAGACATTAATTGTATGCGATTATCTGTCAGTTTATTTAGTAACTCTTGCAACGTTGCTAATATAAAGAAATCTGATATTTTACTTATTCCTAATAAATGCACATATTCTACATGTTTCTTTTCAAACTCTCTTTCTTGAAGCATTAGTGCAATTACATACATAAAGTCTACTAATTTTTTAGGACCTCCTATGCACCAACCTTTAAAATCAAAGTCTTTAAACTTGTGATACCATTCTTTGTATTCCTCACTAAACGTACCTTGAATAACATTTAAGAATTTTGTCTTGCCACTTTGATTCTTTTCAAACCATTTAAAATTGTCAAATGATATGTTCATTGAGTCTTGAAATCTATTTTCAAATGTAACTCTTGGTGGTATATCTAAGTTTGCGGCTACATCACTATTAGCTTCCAACCAATGAAATATCTTTTCTCGTATAGTCCCGTCCCATTTAAGAGCGCCAGTAGCAATTTGGAATCCTCCTGAGTCACCAAATACAAATGTACCATCATCTAAGCCTAATTGATCTCGAAAATCCATTTTCTTGTAATGATGCCCTGCAGTAACCAAAAAATATGGATGTCGCCATTCTTCGGGATATTCTTTCGAAAAGAATCGCATTGTAGTGCCATCTTCAAATTTAGTATCTTTCTTAAAAGCTGACACCATGCTACCTGCAGATAGTGACGGTATATATAAAAACTCTTTTCTATCCATTTTGCTCCTGTTCTAATAAATGTTTGCAATATGCTTCTTCATGCCACACATTGATTTCTTTGTCATAGTCATTTGCTATGATATATCCTTCCATGCGACGACCTAAGTCTGATACGAGTGGAAATCTCATGGTTTGAAAGTTATTTCCTTTTTTAATAACATGATCAAATGTTTTTAAACAGTCATTAACATCAAATGGTTGATATAATTTGTCTTGAGGTATAAATTCTGGAAATGATCTAAAATTTGGATATACAACATCACAACCAAATAAAGTAGCCTCCAATATGGTCCATGACACATAGTCTTGAAGAGCTGAATTAAATTGTATTCGAGCTGTGGATAATTGTTCGTAATATTCTTGTTTAGTCAAGTTATGCATACAAACAAATCTAGGCTCACGTTTTTCTAATTCATGCATGGCTCCAATTACTCCGGGTACTGAAGATCTAAACTCTTTGCCAGATGTGGTAACATGCCAGCACCAACCTGGATTATCTGCTAAAAATGCTTCCGCTACTTCTAACATAAAGAATGGATTCTTTTCTTTGTCTAATCTACTTGAATATACCACAATATTTTTTCTGGAATCTAATGGATGGTAATTTGGATTTTTGTTTAATGCCATTTCTGCATGTAAAGGGAGTGACACAACGTGAATAGGTGCTTCAAATCCTGCTTGTCT